ATTACAAAAGCTACTAGCTGAAAAGATGAAGCAAAAAGAAGCTACTAGAGATAGAGTAATGGCTGATGATTATATGGATGATGCCGATAAGTACATGAGACTCGCTAATCAACCTACGGAAGAAGAAATGTCTGATGAAGCTTTTGAAAGAGGGGATGATGATGCTTACTTAAGATCTCCTGAAGGTAAAGCAGCTCAAGCTAAGAAAGCTAAAATCGAAGCACTTAAAATGTTAAGAGATGAGAAATACTAGTATGTCAGCAATTGATGTAGATGCTATAAATCCAATTCTTAAAGACGTTATAAACGAACAGCAAGGTAAGAAGCGTTCTAAAACAGAACAAAATAAAAGGTTTTCTAGAATAAGAGCTGCTATTGGCAGAAAAGCTAAAAGACCTAAAAAGAAGTAATATAACTAACAAGAGCTTAAATCATACCCTGTTACAGGATTGATAATATAAGTTCTTTATAAGGAGACATTTATGAATAAGTACCTAAAGGCACTACCTTTTGTGCTATTATCAGCATTAGTTCCATTTTTCTTTTATTCCCAACCAAATTTAGCCCAATCAGTAATAGTCCTATCAGTTTCAGGATTATGTGGTTTTTTATACTATTTAGACAGTAAACAGCAACCTGACTATAAACAGCAATTTGCTAAAGAATTAGATGTTCTTATGAAACATAGTAAAGAAACTAGAGAAATGATCGTAAAAAGTCAATTACAAGATGTTACTAAAAAAGTTAGTAACTTTGTATTCTAGAGGTTTATATGTTTGATCCAGATGCTTTTGATAAAATGAGTAATGATTTTGAACTAGAGGCTTTAAGAAAAGAAATTTCTAAGCTTGAAGCAGAAGTTAAAATGCTAAAGAAGGTTATTCATGATAATGATCTTTCTGATGAAATAGGTGAAGTAAAGCCTGTTAGTCCGGAAGAAGAGGTCTGTACTTTAGGTATAGATGTAATTTTGCAATTAGTAAAGAATAAGACTTTTACTAAAAATGATATTCAGAACTTTGACATATTCCACAAGAATCTTCGTATGATTCGTGGTGAAAGTACTGAGGAAGTTAAAGACGATAAGCCTATTGAGGTAGGGGAATTGCTTAAACTTGTAAATGAGATGCCAGCAGATGAAAAAGCGGAATAATCAAGCACTCACTAGAGAACAGGTAATTGAAAAGCTTTGGAGAGCAGGTGAGCTTTCTTGGAAATTAAATAATGTCCAGAAACACCTAAAGGAAAAGGTCGATAACGATAGTACAAAGACTTCAGTTATTGTAGTTTCTAGACGTACAGGTAAGACTTGGTGGCTTTTAGTAGAAGCTCTTATGCAATGCCTAAAGCAGCCTAATTCTGTTGTAAAGTTTGTATTCCCAAAAGCCAAAGACGCAAAGACTAATATTGTCCCTTTAATGAGACTTATTACAGAAGATTGCCCAAAGGATCTAAAGCCTAAGTTTAACACTCAGGATAAAATATTCTATTTTTCAAACGGATCTCAGATTCAGTTAGCAGGTTCTGATAACGGAAATATCGAATCAGTTCGAGGGGGTTTTTCTCACCTTTGTATCGTAGATGAGGCAGGGTTCTGTGATGATTTAAAATATGTTATCAGATCAGTACTATCCCCTACTGTAAGAACTACTGGAGGTAGAGTTATTTTAGCATCTACTCCATCTAAGAGTCCAGATCACGAATTTATAACTGAATTTATGATTCCGTATAAAGCAGCAGGAAGACTTGAGATATTCACTATATATGACAACCCTAACTTTACTCCAGAAATCATTCAGGAGATCATTGATGACTATCCTTTAGGAGTAAATGATCCAGATTTTAAACGTGAGTATATGTGCGAAATTGCAATTGACGAAAATACTACAGTTTGTCCGGAATTTTACCATAATAAAAGTAAATTAGTTGTTTCTGAATACGAAATGCCGGAATATAGAGACTTTTATGTTGGGGCAGATATTGGATATCGAGACTTAACTGTAATGTTATTCGGATACTATGACTTTTATGAAGCAACATTGTATGTTATGGATGAACTAGTAATGAATGGTCCAGAAATGACTACAGATGCTCTTGCTTTAAACGTGAAACAGAAAGAATTAGAAAGGTTTAGATTTAGAGATAGTCATTTTGCTCCTTATCGTAGGATTATGGACGTTGATTTAAAACTTATTAACGATTTAAACAGGCTTCATGACCTTAGATTCCTTGCAACAAAGAAAGATAATAAAGAAGGTGCTATAAATGAGATGAGAATGTGGGTTTCTCAAGGTAGAGTTAAGATTCATGAAAGATGTAAGCACTTAATCTACCATTTAGAGTACGGTCAATGGAATAATACTAGAACTGACTTTAAAAGATTAGCAGATAGTCCAGATAAATCAGTAAAAGGTGGTCACGTTGACGCAATTCCAGCACTTTACTACCTAATTCGTAACATTCAGACCTCAAAAAACCCATTTCCTTTTGGATATGGTGTAGTTAGGACTAAAACTACCTTCGAGAGTCCGAAATATAGAGAAAATAACATGTCCCAAGCTGCTGATTTTATGAGAAAAATACTAAATATTTCAAAAAAATAGTGATTTTTTATACATCGGAAGTGGGAAATTTAACAACTATTGTTAGAAACTAAATAAGGAAATTAATATGCAGAAATATTTTGCGGCAGATTCAGCAGAAAAATGTGCTCAGATTCTTCAAGAAAAGTCTTCTGAGTGGTTTAAAGGTATCACTGAAACTAGTTATATCGACAAGATCAAAAGATCTTATACTGCTTATCACGGAAACTATTACAATGACTCCCATTCTCTTACAACTGGTGGAGAAAATGGAGAACTTTTAAATTTAGCAGTAAATCATTATAGAAACCTTGCTCGTCATATTCACGTTATGGTAACAAGTACTCGCCCTAGTTTTCAGTGTAGAGCTATCAATACTGATAGAAAATCTTTGCTACAAGCTGATCTCGGCAGAGGCTTATTAGACTACTATATGCGTGAAATGAAGCTTGAAAAGATCATAAAAGATGCCGTAGAGTATGCCATCGTCCTGGGATCAGGATACATTAAAATTGAGTGGAACAGTACCAAAGGGCAGATTTATGATTATGTAGAGCCAGCAGAGGAGTCTATCGTAGATTATGACGAAGATGGAAATCCGTTAGGGGAAAATGGAATGATTTTAAAGCCTTTCCCTATCTACGAAGGAGATGTTGAGTTTTCTCTACTTTCTCCTTTTGATGTAGTTTTTGATCCAACAAAAGAGAACTACTTAAAAAACTCTTGGGTTCTTTGTAGAACTTTTGTTAACAAGTTTGACTTGGCAGCAAAGTATCCTGAATTAGCTGAGAATATTTTAAGACAGGAAACAAAAGATCAGTTGGAAAAAAGAGCTAGAAAGATTACTTCTACTCGCTACGATGAAACTGTAGATATCCCGGTCTATGAGTTTTTCCACAAAAGAACAGAGTCTATGCCGGATGGTCGTTACATGATTTATGTAAACGACGATACTATTCTTGAAGATACGGTTATGCCGTATAGAGATCTTCCAGTTCACAGGATTGCTCCTAGTGAGATTTTAGGAACTCCTTATGGGTATTCAGACATGTTTGATCTATTACCACTTCAAGACTTTTTAAACAGTTTATATTCAACCGCAGCAACTAACATTAATGCTTTCGGTGTTCAAAATATTTTAAATCCTAGAGGAAATGATGTCTCAGTAGAGCAAGTTTCTGAGGGTATGAATTTTATTAATTATGATGCTCAGGTCGGAAAACCTGAAGCTTTAAATTTAGTCCAGACTAGTCCAGAAGTTTATCAGATGATGAATTTGATTGAAAGAGCTATGGAAACTATTTCTGGGGTTAACTCTGTAGCAAGAGGTAATCCTGAGTCGGCATTAAGATCAGGTACAGCTTTAGCACTAGTTCACTCTCAAGCACTTCAGTTTGTTTCTGGACTTCAGCAATCTTACATCCACCTTTTAGAAAGTGTTGGAACAGGGGTTATTAACCTTTTAAAAGACTTTGCAAATGTTCCAAGAATCGCAGCTATTTCCGGAGTAAATAACTCTACAGAAATGAAAGAGTTTAAGTCTGATGATATCAGATCAATTAACCGAG